TCATAAAGCACAATTATTACAGCAAAGATTATACTTAGTATTAGTGATATTTTAAATCTATATATTAGGTGTTTATTTGTTGGTAGGGTCATCTTTTATCTCCCTATCATTTTTAAAATTTTTTTGCTGGTTTTTGTATATAAAGCAATCTCGAAAGTCTTAGAAAATCTAAATCGTCTTTTTCTATATCTATTTCTGAATGTTTTCCATTTAAAGGTTTTAAATATATACTACCATCTTTTCTTTGTTTATATACTTTTATCCCATTTTTATCTTGATGTTCTGATCCATAATCAAAACTATAATGAACTACTTCACCATCTTTAATATTATTATTTTTTGTAATCTCAAAAAAGCAAATATCATCTTGATATATATAATCTTCCATACTATCACCATAAGCTTTAAGTGCATAAACCTTTTCAGCATCTCCTGAATAATATGTTGTTTCGTCTGTTTCATCGTAATGGTCTTTAAAATAGCTTTCTGATGGAATAGATGAACAACTACTATATCCAAGGACTGGTACTATTTTTGATGGAACACGAGTTAATTTTTGATTGCTAATAATTTCTAATATATCAACCTCTAAAAATTGACTTATCCTGAAGAGATATTCGTTTGGTATTTCGTGAATATCGTTAAAATATCTACTAAATCGTGTTCTTTCAGTTGAGCTAATTTCATCTTTTCCTAATAAAAACTTAATTAACTCAACTTGTTTGATATTTTTTTCTTTAAGAATTTTACAGATTTTTTTTCCAATTTCCATTTTTCTTCCTTTGTTACAAATATTGTAACAAAATTATATTACTTTATTCGTAATAATTAAGAAGATTTTAATTTTATTTATATTACGATTAACGAAATAATTTAAGGAATTTGATATGCCTATTAAAAATAAAGTCAGGGTTGCAAAATTTCGAATTAAAGAAAAATTGAAAAAAGGAGATTTCCCTACAAAAAATAATTTAGAAACACTTTTAAAAGCAAATATTGATACTGAAGTTTATATCAAACAATTTAAAACAAATATCGATTTACTAATCAATAAATCACAAGCAAAGGAGAATAACAAATGAATGCAAATAAAGAGAACCTAAAAGAACTAATCTTACCGAAAGACTTTATATTGCGATTAGGAAATAGTACTTATGTTTTAGCAGAAAATATAAATATTAAAGTTATACAAGAGAATAGTACTCATACTGGAATGTCGCAATGGAATAATAATATTGTATCTCCAAAAGATCATATTTTATATCAACAATATAGAGCTTCAAGACAAGAAGAAGATTTGAAAATAGCTTTAGCAATAATAGATGAAATCAAAACAAAACTTGATAAAAACCAAATAAAAGGAGAATAGATGACAGAAAAAAAACCAATTCATAAAATAGAAGAGATTAGCAAAGAGATAAAAAAGGAAGTTTTGTTAATTCCTAAAGGTTATATCTTGGAACTTGACTTTGATACTTTAAGCACTTATGAAGTACTCAAAGATGTAAAAATTGAAGTTACAAGAACAAGACCGATAAGAATTAGTACTTGCGGGATAAAAACTATGTAAATGGTAAGCTTATATAGTCTGTAAAGCTTCAAAAAGCCAGGTGCTATCTTTTGTAGATAGTCCAGCCCAAGAGTCATTATGGTTTACCCCAATTGCTAATCTTAGAATTACTAGATTGTCACCATCATTAAAACAATGTAGTAAATCATCGTGAATTTGTGCAGCGGAATGACTTGTTTTAACTATAAAGAGATTGTTAATTTCTATATAGTTATTTTTAAAATTAAGCTCTATTTCTTGTTTAAGATTTTTATATCTTTTAGAGTTAGGGTCTTTTATATTGTAAGTGATTAAATATAAAAAAGTTTCCATTGTGATATATCCTTTTTATAATTTTACTCTCTAGGGAACGAAAGCTAATAATTATAACAAAGGATATATTAGAGTGAAACTCTAAATTTAAATAAAGGCTAATTATGAGTGCAAAAGAGAATTTTTATATACCTGATAGACCAATAGCATTTAATAGGGATTTTGTAAGCTTTGGGGTTGGAATAACTGGAGCTTTGTTTTTGTCTCAATGTGTATACTGGAGTAAACGAACAGAAGATAATAACGGATGGTTTTTTAAAACAGCTTTAGATTGGGAAGATGAAACGGGAATGAGTAGAAGAGAACAAGAAACAGCAAGAAAGAAGCTTAAAGAGTTAGGATTAATTGAAGAAAAAAGAGCGGGTACTCCAGCTAAATTATATTATAGAGTTGTAACAAACAAGATTGCACAAATGTTGCAAACAAGTAAGCGAGAAAGTGCCAAACAAGATTACACAAATGTGCCAAACAAGATGCAACAAATGTGCCAAACATTATATAAGGATACAGAGATTACTACAGAGAATACAACAGATATTAAAGAAAAAGATAAAAAAGAAAATCTATTTCTAAAAACCATAAAAGAAAATCCAAACTTAGAAATTTACGAACAGCAGATATTAGATTTTATCTCCTATCGCAAAACCATCAAAAAAGCTTTAAATACTACTATGCCCATAAAGGCATATATTCAAGCTTTGAAAGATTTACAAGAGCTAGGATATAGCTTTAGCTTTTGTATACAGCAGATGAAGTCTAACGAATGGCAAACCTTGAAAGTGGATTATATCCACAAAAACCAAAAAGCTACTGCTACAAGAGAGATAAATAATAACCAGTTTAAAACCAAAGCACAAAGAAGAAACGAGTTTATAGATGAATATTTTAGGCAAAAAGAGAGACTAGAAGATAATTTGGATATTGAAGATGTGGAGATAATATCTTGAAAAAACAAGCTTTAAATAGTGCAGTTAAATACTTTGGAAACTTTTTCAATCTTGATTTAGAAGATAGTTTTACTATGCTAGATGTTGAAGAAGAACTAGAAAAAATAGAAAATTTAGCAAACTTTAGATTTTTTGTAAAAGATAAAATAGCATATGAAAAATATAGATTTTTAAGCCCTTATCAAAAGTTTATAACAATGGCAAATGATTTTAAAAAAGAGTATAAATTAAAACTAGATGAGAATACACAAGATAAAATTTATAGCTATACTTTCAACCTACTAAGTAAGCTAACTAGTTATTGCAATGAGTTGAACTGGAGCTTAGAAACACAAAGTATAGATATTAGAAATGTCAATTTAGAAAGTACATTTAAAAAAGCCTTTGATAATAAAGCTATGGAAATTATTCAAAGTATAGGAGTATACAATACTTATAGATATGCTTTAAAAAATATACCATATCTTGAAGAGCTTATAGAAAAAACTATAACACAAAAAGCACTACTTAAAAAATATCCACAATTAGCAAATAAGAGTAAAGCACAAGATGGCTTAGAGACTATAAAAAAACTGCAAAATATGAGCAGACAAAAACTAGGAGCTTAAAATGAATATAAATTTAATTTTAAATATATTTTTTACTGCTTTATTCATAATCTTTAGTATATGTTTTATATATCTATATCACAAAATAACACAAACTAAAATAAGTCATATAGTTTTGTTTTGTTCTGTAATAGTAATGCTATATATAATCCTTAATATTTATAAAGGAGTTTAAAATGTGTGCAAATATAGTATTTAATATGATGATAATTGCTAACTTTCTACAAGTAGTTTTAAATATAGCCTTAGTTGTGATAATTTATAAAATCTATAGAATAATCAAAGAAGCTTAAGATGATGATTATAAAAAGTATATTTAAAATAACAATAATATACCTAGAAGCTATTATTATAACTTTTGTAGGAATAATATTCAGTAATAAACTATTTTTTAAGCTTAGTGATAAATTTAAAGCTAAACTTAGAGATAGAGAAGATCAAGAATTTGCAGAAATTGAAATTAATAGAAAAGTTAGAATTACTATTAATGATAAATATATGGATATCTATGTTAAAAGTATAAAATGTAGAGAACTTTCAAAACCTACATCAAAAGAAGCTTAATATTATGCAAAATTTAATCCCTAGCGAACACCAAGAACAAACTAAAATTATTCAATATTGTAAGCTTAAAAATATTCCAATATTTCACATACCAAATGGAAGCTATAAATCATATACTGCACGAATAAAAGCAAAAAAAGATGGTTTAAAAAGTGGTGTACCTGATTTAATGATACCTGTTGCTTCTAAAGAATATCACGGCTTATTTATAGAGCTTAAAAGAGTTAGATACTCTACAATATCAAATAATCAAAAACTATGGATAAAGCTACTTAATGATCAAGGATATAAGGCTATTATTTGTTATGGTGGATTGGAAGCTATAGAGTGTATAGATGGGTATTTAAGCGATGGCTAAAAAGATAAACACAACTCAAATTAGACCTAGTATTTCTGTTGATACTTTAATAATCTTAGAAGCTTTAAGTAAGGGCGAACCTTTGGGCTTAACTATAGAAAGGTTATTAAATGAAAGTCCTACATTTTTAAATAAAAAAGAGCAGTTAAACTTGTTTAAAGAAAATACCCTAGAACAAGAACAGCTAGAGTTTCCATTTATAGATTAAATCTAATTTGTTACTTTCTCTTTTTTACTCTTTTTTAACTCTTCAGATAAAGCCTTTTCTAATTGAGCTTTTTTATCATATGTCATTGTATTAAATCCTAATAGCTTCAATAATTCTTGTGTAGATGTTCTCTCTAATAGTACAGGGGTTTTTTGTCTTTTTTCTTTAGAGAATATTGTACTTTCTCCTAAGTTATAAATATTATCTGCTATGTCAGGTGTTAGTTGTTGTATTCCATACTTAGCTATATCATAAGCTCCTGCTAAGCCGTCTCTATTAGTTATTTTATTTCCAAAATATGAGTTCCTATTGTTTATTACATCTGTTATCCCACTCCAAGTTCCATAATTTGTAAGATTTTTTATAAAATCTAAAGGATTTAATATATCATTATGCGGTATCATTCTATCAACTTTAATAGTTGTTATCTCGTTACCATTTTTATATATAGGTATTCTTTTCATAGAGAAGTTTTTTTGTGGAATATCTTTATTATCGTATGGATTAATTCCAAATGCTTTGTTTATTCCATACAATGCACCAAATAAGGCTATAGCTCTACTAGGTCGCTCTTTTAATTGTCGCAAGATTATAGGTGTTGAATAGTATGTCCAAGATATAAAAGGAGTTAATAAGCTATTTCTTCCAAACTTAGCCATAGCTGACATTGGTTTTGTATAATCAGGAATTGTATTATTTACTATTTTTAAAGCTTGGTCAAAATCTTTACCTTGTTTTGTTAAAGACTTAAGCATAGAAAACCGCATAATATCATCTTCACCTTGATAAATAGCACTTAGCTTATTATCTGCTTTTTTATATAAATCTACAGCTTTATTAAATACTCCATCTTTAGGCGATGTATCTATATTCTTATTTAGTGGTGCAGTGTATTGGTTTAGTATATCATTTAGCTTACTTCTTCCAAATAATCCTGCTTTTTGTGCTTTTTGCCATAAAGCTACATCTTCATCACTTTTTAAAACCCTAAAAGTAGCCATTTCTTCTTTACTTAATCCAATAATAGAGTTCTTAGCTTCAAGATGTCTAAGCTGTCCTATTTTTACACTAGCCTGATATCCGTGTAAAGAGTGTTTAACTGCCGTATATGGTGCATTACTACATTTGACATATAGTTATTAAAATGTGCAGTAGAGTTCCATACAGTGTGCTGTTTTTTCCAAATAGCAGAAAATATATGATATGCTTGTACAATATCTTTAGAAAATATATTACCATCTCTTCCAAACAATGCAGTAGAAAATTCGTTTATATCACTAGCTACATCTTTGCTAACTGCATAGCCATTTAAAGCTCCATACTTTTTACCATTTAAGAGTGTATATCCTTGTGGTATATCGCTTAAGCCTTTTGTATCAAGTACAAGATCGCAAGATTTAGATATTTGTTTTAAAAATATGGCATGTGATTTCATCTCTTGCATTCGCATTAGTGTATTAGGAAGTATATAAGCAATATCGTCTATTTCTCCCCAAGATTGTCTTTGAGCCTTACTCCAGTCTCTTCTAAATTTGTACTTACCATTTTTAAGTTTTTGAAAATCAATCATTCCATCAAAGAAATCTCCTAATTGATTTGTTTTTAAATAGTGTTCGTATTCATCTTTTTTCCCTATCCACTCTTCACCCCTAGAGTGTACACTATCTATAGTTTTATTACTATTATTAAATGTAGCAAATTGTTTTTTTAGATCTTTACTATAAGATCTAAAAAGATATCTTCCGTAAAACTTATCTGCTTGTGCTTGATCTATTACTTTTAAATCTACTAGCTCAGAGCTTATATTATCTATATATTTTATATATTTATCGCTAAAGCTTTTAACATTAGGATCTAAGATTATATTTTTATTTCCATTCATATATTCATACATTGCTTTTCTTGTATCTTTAGATAAAAACTTTAACTTTTCGTGAAGTAGCAGTATATCTTCCATTAGTTTATTTTTTTGTTTTAGCATATCTTCCCTAGGGTTCATATAAGATTTTTTTTCAAATAGCTTATGTCCAGTAAAAGCATTTGTAATACTACTCTCTTTTATAGCATTTCCCCATTCACCCAAAGTTTTACTTCCTATTTTTACTTTACTTAAAGCTTCTATACTCTTATCAAATACATTGTTAATTATTCTATCAAATACATTTCCTACTTTCTGTACTGCTACTTTATCGTTAAGCTGTTCAATTTGGCTATTTAATATATCTTTTTCTTTTTGTTTATTTGCCTTATATGTATCTACTAGCTCTTTTGTTGACATATTCTTTGGTTCTTTAGCTGTTTTTAAAGTTTGGTTTGATATATTTTCATTAGTAATTGCTCTACTTGGTACGGTACTACTTAAGTCGCTCTTATTGAGTATTCCAGTAGTGGATTTAGACAAGTTATCCCCAACACCGCGATTACTATAATATGTTATTACATTATGTATTTTATTTCTATCTTCTCCAACAACTACATACAAGTTTATATCATCTTTAGGGTTTACATTTCTTTTATATACTCTTATATTATTATAAGTACTGAACTTATCTTTTATATCTTTTGCGATTTCTTTTGTAAGTGTTCCTTGTTGTATAGTTTTTCCTATATTTAATATCTCTCTTGGTGATAATTCACCTACTGCACCCGCTCCATAGTGTCTAAATACTATATGATCTAATCCGCTTCCTGTATCTGTTCTTTGATAACCTTTTTGTATTAAAGTTGTAATAACATCGAGACTATCTTTTCTTCGCATTCCTACAATCTTTTTAAACCCCATTACTAAATTATACATCTCTTTTTGTTCAGCTGTTGGTTTTTTTATAGTTTTAAATATTTCTTTAGTTGCATTTTGTAAATGTGCTATTTTTTCATCAAGCGGTTTGTCTGATGATACAATAGAGTTTAAAATTCTACTATTCTCTTTATCTAATACTTTACCACTATTAAGTGGGCTTAATACTTCATCCCTTAAGCCTTTATTACCAACTATACTATCTTTTATTGCTTCTACATCATTTCTATGTTTATTTATACTATTTTGCAAAGCATAATAGTAACTATCTTTATTTAATTTAAACTCTTTACCACTAAGCTTTGATACTACTTGTGAGAACTTATTATATATAGCTTCCCATAATGTATTAATGTACTCTCCAAGTCCTAGTTTCTCTTTTACTATAGGACTTACTTTTACAGAGTTTAACTCTTTTGCAAAATTTGGATTTGAAAAAGCTTCAGCTATAAATTCACTAGGTTTTGTAAAGCCGTAAACATTTGTATCTAATCCCTTTGCTTGAAAACTCTTTTTAGCTTCGTGATATATTAAAGATACTTCAGCTTTAAATTTAGCACTTGCTCGTAATAAATTTTCACTTGAGCTATGTATTAACTCGTGTACTAAAGCTTGTGCCTTAGTTTGAGAGTTTATATTAGGATTTTCATTTAAAGAGATAGTTTTATTAGATATATCATAATTACCTGCAATATTTGATTTTAGTTTTTGTGTATTTAACTTATCTACTAATCCTGTTTGCTTTAATGTATGTATTAAATCTCTTTGCTCACTACTAATATTCTCATTTCCTATAGTTTTATTTATAAACTCATCTATATGGTTTTTACTTAATTTTGGATTTATTAGTTCTTCTTTGGCTATATTTGTTTTAGCTAGGAAATCTTGTGTGTTTATATCTTGAAGTTTATTTATATTAGGATTTTGCCCATTTAAAGCTCTTTGTTGATTTTGTTTATAAGCTTCTACTAATTCTTCTGTAGTCATATCTCTTGGACTTTTAGCTATTTTTAAAGTTGAATTTGTTATATTTTCATTATTAGGAAAGGTTGAAGTAATTGTTCCCGATGTGTGAACACCCTTTCCTTTATTTCTATTTGAGTAAAATGTTATAACTTTTTCTTCATTTCCTTTGCTTCCTGTAACAGCTGTTAATATTGTTCCGTCATCTTTTTTTAATCTATAAATATTTTTACCGTGTTCTAAACTTAATTGTCCATTTCTTATTACATTTCCTAAATCCAATAATTCTTCTTTTGAAATCTCTCCAAAGCTTCCATCTTCTAAGTGTTTTTGAATATGTACAGCACCTTTACCTGTTCTTGTATTATCAAATCCTTTTTCATACTTAATATAATCGTTTAATGCTTCTAAGTCATACTTTTTTACTTCACTTGAGTTTTTACCATTAAAAGTTACATTATATATGCCCCTTTTTTCTTGTTTATCTGCCTTACTTAGGCTATTTAGAGTATTAGGATTGCTTAAGTCTTCTGTTTTGTTTATATTAGCTTGATTAGGACTTAGCTTATCTATATCATCACTTAGTTTACTAGCAATTGCACCGTCACCTATATCACCCTTATACTCGTTTAAACTTACATCATTTTTTACCTTAGCTTGTGCTTGTTCTATATCACTTAAAGCATTAGCATTCTTAAGGCTTTTCCCAAATAGTTGTCCTAGTCCCGCATTTAATACTCCACCAAAAGCACCCGCATATAAGCTATCTTTAAACTCGTAGTTTTCGTCACTACCGTGTTTTAAGGCATCTGTTGTTGCTGTATAAACACCACCTTTTGCAAAGTCTTTAGTTGCTCTTACTAATCTGCCACCTTTCATTACCCAACCTAAAGGAATAGCATTAGCAGGATCTAATAAAACATCCATTGCCATTGTTTTAATTGGATTTATGGCTTTTTCTCTATTTACTTTTTCAATCTCTAATAATTCATCATTAGAATACTGCGGTTTATACTCTTTATCATCAAGATAAGATATTGCTTTATTAAGAGTGTTTTTATATGCTCTTGGTTGTGCTTTAACCATAAGCTTAAATTTTTCACCATAGCTAGTCTCTAATTGCTTTTCTGCATTTTTAAGAATATCTTCATAAGAACTTACATCAAGCCCTTGTGCCTTATAAGTCTCTATTGCATTTTTAAACTCTATAAAATCTTTTGTTTTAGCTTTGTAATCTTCTAAGTTTTGTTTTTCTTTTATATCTCTTTCTTTAAAAATTTTATCCCAGTTGTTTTTATTAGTATTAACTTTTAACTCTTTTTGCTTTCTAGCTTCATCTTGTATATAATTGCCGTACTCTTCTTGTGGTATACTAAGACTTTTATTATAGTTTTGCTCTAAAGTTTGTAAAGTATTACTAGGAAGCCTATTTTTTATATGTTTAAATGCTTCATCAAATGATGGTGTTATATTACTTGACATACTATTCCTTTACTCTTTACTCAAAGTACTTATTGTTATGATTATCTATTATTTGTTTATTGTTTAAATTAGCTAACTTATTTGCTAATTTTCCTAAATTTTTATTTGCTTTGGTTTGTTGTTGATTGGCAATAGCTTGTTGTTGTGGATTTAAAATTAAATTAGTTTCTTTATCAACAAATGGTATCCAATCCCACCATCTATCATTATAATCTAAGAGTACATTTTGCCCTGTTCGTGCTACAATTTCTAAAGCTCTAGTTTGAATGTGTTTAGGGGCTTGTTGGAAATTTTTATTATTTACAAGTCTATCGACATTTTGATTATACATATCTTGTTCCATTTTATTCATTTTCATTAAATCTAAAGGGTTCATTCCGCCCTTATTACTAACCGCTTGTCTTTGAATAGCTAAGTTTTGGTCTCTATATTTATTTATACCTTCCAACTCTTTTTCTTTAAAAGCATTATCCCAAATAGTTTGCTTATCAGCTACCCCATCTCTTTGTACTTTATAATTATAATCTCTTGTATCTATTTTATCTTTATTTATAAAGTCATCCATTTTAAATGCTTTTTCCCACTCATTTTGTTTTTTATTCATATCATAATTTAAATAATCTTGAGATTGTTTACCTAAATTTGAAAATGCTTGTATCATTGAATTATTTGCATTTAATACACCGCTGTAATCAGCTAATTTTGGTACATCATATCTAGGCATTTTTTACCCCCATACTTTAGAAAAAGAGTTATTTAAATCTTCTTTCTCTTTTTTTCTTCTATTATAGTCTTCCATATAAAGCTGATTTTGTTTGTTTGCTAAATTCATTTGTTCCTTACCAAGCTTTCGTGAATTATAAGCTCCATATAACTGCCCAGCCCCACTTAAGAAATTCCCAACATTTGAAAAGGCATTACCCCAAGAATTAGCACCAACAGAAGCTAAATTATTAACATTACTAGTTACACTATTTTTAATAGCATTATTTGTTAAATCTGTATTTAATAAATTACTAAGATCTAAATTTTTTAAAAAATCAAAATTACTAAAACTATTTCCTAAATTATTAAACACTGAACTTTGATCTATCATAATTAACTCCTTTTTATTTAAAGCATAGATATTAATCTAAGCTCTTCTTCTTCACTAGCAACCCCACTTTTAACTCTGTCAAATAGCTCTTTTTGGTGCTGTATATTATTAGGCTTTGATGAACTATTTAGTATTGCATTAGTTTTTGGTTTTTGTGGCACTGCAACAGCTCCGTACTTATTCCATAATGTCATTAGGATACTTGGATTATTAAGTATTTGCTCTCCCGCTTTTGGGTTTTGATCTGATATTTTTTTAACTAGTGATATCATAAAATCCGTATTGTAATTTGGAATGCTTTTTTCTAACTCTTTGTTAAACTCATCTACTTGATTAATCTTAGATGTAAACTCTAGCTTTTGTTGTTCTAAGTGTTTTTGTTGCTCTATCTCTTGCTTTATAGCCTTTACTTCGCTTAATAGCTCTTTGTCTTCAGGGCTTAAACCAACTCCCATTTCTTGTACTCTTTTTGCTAACTCATTTAATAAAGGAGCATTACTAGGATCTTCTTTTTGCTCTTGTTTAGCTTCAAGCTTTTGAAGTATTTGTTGTAATACTTGTTCAGAATTACTAACTGCTTGTTGTTCTTGTATTTGCTCTTCTTGTAAAGGTTGTTCATTTACAATATTAAACATAGACATATCAACATTAGGAATACTAAGCTCATTGTCGCTAACTTCTATTTGCGATTGATTAGTATCTTCTTCTTGTATCTCTTGTTCTTGAATAGTATTATTTGCTTCTACATCTTCATTAAAGCTATCAAGATAACTTAAAGCTTCTTCTTCGCTCATCATATTTTCTGTATTTGTTGTACTCTCATTTGTACTACTTACTCCTGTATCGTTAAACTCTTGTGTTGTATCTAAATTACTCATTTTTTAATCCTTTTTTATAAATTTGTCCGCACAAGGCGGAATTCCATCGCTTCGCTTCATAAATCTGAATGATAAAGCTTTGCCTTTGCTTCATCTTCTTGTATTGCTTCTTCTTGTTCTAAGTTATATATTAAAACTTCAGGGTAGCTTTTAAACTGCTCTATTGTTTTAATTTGGGCTATTAAGAAGTGGCTGTAGTTGGGATTGCCCATATCCACCTTGGCTATTAATTCTGTTATTAGCTCCTGTTTTTGTATCTCCAAGTTCTGACATAGGTAAGCCCAAGTTTGGCTCTTGGCTAGGGCTTCTAGTCTGTCCTTTATTTTCATTTTCATACTCCTCATAATTTTCTATTCCTAAAAGTGGAAATATCTCTTTATGTAAGAATTTCTCAGCTTTTATTAAATCAGCTTGGGCATTTATCCCAACACTCATTTTTATATTTGCCATCTCTACTATTTTTGTATATGCCATAGTTTTACCATTTAATGCTGTCTCCTTATTTGTTGCTCCTAGTCCTACATCAATACCTACTTGATATTGTAGTTTTTGGGATCTATCAATCCCCCAAAAAAACTCTTCACTACCATATTTCCAAACTAAAGAGCTAATCTTTCTAAATAGTGGTTTTATTAATGTTTCATTTGCCCCCCTTATTAAATGTTGTAAAAGTTTGGAACTCTCAGAAGTTAATATACTCATTCCTGTTGCTGTTTTATTCATCTGTTTTGCACCAGTTGCAGAATAATCAGTTATTCCTATAATCTCTTGTGCTTCAACCCCCAGTCTTTCAACATTAAAATTACTATCTCTTAAATTTGGTAAACTAAGCTCCTTTACCTTATCGCCATCACCTTTGATTACTGATAATTTTTGATTTGAAAAATCAAAAGGATTAATACTTCTATCATTAATAATATATCTAGGATTTAGCTGTCTACTTAAGATATCTAGCTGTTGATTTCTTACTATCATCATTTCTGATTGTATAGGTATAAGCATAGCCATAATACTATCGCCATATATTAATATGCTTCTATCTTCTCCATTTGGTCTAGCTTCTTGGTCTTTTATTGTTCCAATAATAAAAGGCAAACCATCGGGAAGTTCCGTTTCAAATCTTAATACTAAATCCTTATTGTATAAAGTTGATACATACCAGTCGTTACCTTTTTTTTCGTATACATCTTGAAGTTTATATCTTTTAAATTCGTCTGGATTTTCTGCAGTGCTTAAATTTGCACTATCGTTTATTTTTTCTAAATCAATGCTTCTATCAAATATTCCGTCATCAGCATAAGCTTGAATTTGATCTTTAGATAAATATATATCGTGAACTAAATACATCAAATCCTTTGGACGAGTTGCTCCTGTATCAAATTTGATATCTTTAAGCTCTATTCTTTCTAAATTAAGCCCATCATTTGAAAAATCCCAAGAAACCTTTAAAACTCCAGTTCCATATAATTGTATTTGTCTAAGCACTTTTGCTAAAGGTTCGTACATATTACTTAATTCATCTTCATCTTCAGTCGTATAATAATCTACTGCATTTTGCAGTGCATTTATACTAGCTTCATTTAATCCATCATAAAGCCCCCTTGTAAAAGATATAAATTCTCCTGTAACATTATCATAGTAGCCACCTTTTAAAGATTTCTTAGCTCCTATATTTACAAACTGCTTATTTGTAAAGTATGCTTCTATAAAATCTGCTTGTATTCTTTGTAGTTTGTTTTGAATAAGATAATAAGGTAGTCTACTTCTACCCCGTAAATCAAGTGAAGCTATAGCCTGTGGGCTTAATATTGCACTATAAGCTTCAAACAACTCTACAAAAGTTGGCATTACAAGTTCTAGCCCAGCTTCGCTTTTTTCTATCATTTGTACTAATTTATCTTTCTCTTTATCATCTATCATTAATTATTTTCCTTTCTTGTACTTTGTAGAATTCTATATATAGTTTTAGGAGCTAAATTTAAACCTTTTGCAAATCTTCTTATAAATGCTCTTTTTTTATCATCTTCATTGATATAAACTTTATATTTTTGGTATAACTCTTTTACTCTATATATTTTGTGAGCTTTATTAGGAATTATTAATCTTGTTCCCCCTAATTTCTCACATAATAAAAATGCTTTATCTTCCCCTATGATCTCAACAAGTAAAGAGTAAGTATCAGATCTTCTCATAGCCAAGCTCCAGTAGGAATATCTATAAATGTATTATTTACATAATCATCTTTTTTATATTCTTGTGCGGGTAATATTTCAAAAAAACTTAAAGCTAAGCTATCTGCCCTATCAGGACTTCTTCCTAGACTTTCTTTTATCTCATCTTTTGAAACTAGCTTTAAAAGTCCATTTGGTGTAATAGAATATGTTAAGGCTGAAAGTTCTTCTTCTAATTCCTTATCATATGGAGTAAAAAAACCTTTTTTAATAGCTTCAAGAAGATTAAAATACATTTCAGTTCTTTTATTAAAATAAATAGAGTTTGTAGCTTTCAAACTAGCATTTGCTTCAAGAACTATATCATTTAATCCTAATTGAGAAACTCTATCAAACACACCCGCACCAACTCCTATTGTGTCAAAAAAAGCATAATTTGGTTTAGAAATTGCAACATTGTATTCATATAAAAATTTAGAAGCAGTTTGCATAGTGTCTAGTTTTTCCCAAGAGATAAACCCCATTCCACGATAGCCTTTTCGTTTATATAAAACACTTTTATCATCTCCAAACCTAGCTATATCCATTCCCCATATTTCATTACCGCTATCATCAATTATTCTTTTTTTATTAAATAAATTTTCTATATCTTCAAGAGAAAAGACAGAATTTGTTTGAGCTTTTGGAAAGTTTCCTTTTACTCTTACCCTATATGTATCGCTATCTTCTCCGTATTGTTCTTTCATACTTTCAATCCAAGTTTTATTTACTCTTGCAGAGTGTTCGCAGTTAAGGTGAATTGTTCTATAAAACTTTCTTTTTTCATTATGGCTATCGTAAAACTCCCCAGTTGTTCTTGTGGGGTTGCTAGCCATTACAAATAAAAAATCTTCACCTGTTAAAGCACCTTTTATAACATCAAATATTTTTCTATCAACCCCACTAGCTTCATCAACTACATATAAAACAAATTTCCCGTGTACTCCTGCTAAGGCTTCAGAATTTTCCTTTCTTGCGGTTCTTCCTATTGCTTTATTTATATTTTTTCTTCCATAAATAGCTTCCATACTTTTAATCTCTACTAAATCATCCAAAGGAGGATATAAATATTTACTCCATTTTTTAAGTTCAGGGATTAATTGATTTTTTAATTGTGCAGCAACAGGTGCTGTTAAGACTATTTTTGCATCGTCTTTTGTTAAACCTATATAATTACTTAAATTTGCTAGTACATAAGTTTTTCCTGTTCCGTGTCCACTACGAACCGATATGTAAGGAGTTTGTTTTGTGTCTAATGCTTCATCTATTTGATAAATAAAATTTGCTAGTTGTTCATCTTGTGGAGCTGTGTTTACTGCGAATTTTAAATAATTCGAGAAACTTGAAGCTATTAATTTAATCTTTTCTTCTTGAGAGAAATTTAAAAAATCTTGCAAGCTAATATCATTTAGATATTTTGAGATCCATTTAAAGCTCATAGTTACTTAATCCCCTTTAACCAGTTTTCTAATTTCTCATCTACTGAATGCTCGATTTTATCCTTGAATAATCCTAAGTGTCGACAAAGTAGTTCTAAATTTTTCGTTTTATCGTGAAGTTTTATTTTTACTACTTTTTTATCATTTGAGCTACTTATTTCGTAGGCTTCAGCTATACAAGAAAGATCTACATCTTTTAAATCTTTAATAACTATTCCGTCGTTTGAAATATCTAATATATCGCTAAGATTTGCAAAGGCTAATTTTGAGATCTCTTTTAAAACATTTTTAGCAGTTATATTTAAATCTTTAGATCTTTTATTCATTTGCTTATCAAGATATCTTTTTATGTGTGGCTTTTGTAAGTTTTGATTTGCAATTACATTTGCTGTTTTTTGAGAATAGCCCGATTTAATAGCACTCTCTTTGCCATTAAGTGATATTAAGTAATAATCACAAAATAGTTTTTGTTTTGCTGTTAATTCTTCTTTAGCTTTTTTCAAAACTTACTCCAGTTTAAACCTTATAATTGTTTAAATATAAAGCCGTGTAAACTCTCACCTGTTTTTAAAGCTTTTTTTAAATCTTCAACATTTACACCGCTTCTAGTAGCACACTCTTTTAAACCTTTTATTTTAGTTTTATATCCACCACAAGAACTAATCCGTCTTATTAAAATGTTATCTTCATTTATTGAAGTAGTATTTACATTTGTTTTTACATTACTCATTTTCTTTTTTCCTTTTTAAATTAAATTTACTAGCATTTTATTAAATTTTGTTATTCTTTGTAAGGGAGTGGATTTCGGTGATATTTAAATTTAAGTTAAGTTTAATAAAGTGTGATTTTATTTTATTAGAAATATTAAGAAATTATAAAATATTCTATTTAAATAGAATTATTTAAGTAATATTTAAGTTAAATTATGCAATAATTCCTTATCTTAAAAAATTAAGATAATAAAAACAAACATAAAGGACACAAAATGAAAACAATTACAAGTTTGAAAGGTTATGATTTTGAAATCGTAGAAGAGTTGGATGCTAATATTTGGAAAGTTCAGCAAATTTGGAGAAATATTAAATTTGATGATTTTAATAATTCAGATAGCGAAAAAACATTTGGGGATTATCAAAAAGAGAATCCATTTATTTTTATAACAGCTTATAGCGGTAAAGAAACAATAACTGCTTCTGTTAATGAAAACGATTTTGAAATTACAATTGAAGAAAATGATTATAGTTCAGATTTTGACGATGGCGAAGATTTAGAAATTGATTTTTTAGAAGATGATTTTATAGCTCTTAATAAATCAATTAAAGTTTTTTTAAAAGATAATAAAAGATTTAATGAGGTAGCCTAAGTTAGGCTACTAAACATAATTAAAATAAAGGAATAAGATGACAGAATTAGATTTCAAAAAAGAAACTTTCGGAACTCCAGTTAAAGGTGATAAAAATTTCAAAGATGCGAAAAATGTTTATAAATGGACAAATGAGTATGATGGAATAGATCAAAAACTAGCTCTTTTAAGAGAAGATTTTAAGAATATGGCTGGAATGTTGCCATATGAAAAAGGATTAAAATTTACTTGGGATAAAAAATTTATACTTGTAAAACTTTGGGAAGAAGCAAAAGATTTAGAAGAGTTTAAAAACCTAATTATAGAAAATGAATTAGCAAGAACTACTTTTTTTGCAGATAGGTTGCTAGAAGATGATGAAAAGTTTTTAAATAAATTTTTAGAAACTTCTTCTATTTACCCACCCATTATTACAATCGCAGATGCTGGGGGGATTAAACTAGGAGATGAAAATTTTTCATTTATAGTAGGTGCAGGTGGAGATGGTAATAAAGAAGTGGTAGTTTTTGAAGATTATAGACCAAGTGGTCAAGGACTTAAAAAAAGAAATATTCCAAAAGTATATATATTTATAACTTCAATTAAAGGTAAATTTAATTTATATACTTATGATTGTGGAGATCAAATAGCTTATACTTTTGATGGAAGATATGGAATATATGTTGGAAATGATACTGTTATTTTTGAAAAATGGCAAAATAATCAAAAGTATTAAAAAATGAAAAAAACAAAAATTAAACCTATTAAAGTAACTCAAAAAGAACTAGCCAAATATTTAGGAGTTTACCAAAGCACAATAGCCTCTTATAAAAAAAACGAAACAGCTAAAAAGAAACTATTTTTAATGCTTAAAGGCTTAAAAATGCTAAAATATGAAAAACAATTAATAAGAGAAGAAACAAATAATAAGCCTAATAGTTAAATCTATTTGGGCTTATATTCTTTATCTTTCAAATTCCTAAATCTACAAAATCCATTATCTTAACAAATCTTAATTAAATATCTACAACTTATACATATTCTTATTTTATATATTTTCTTTATTTTCTGCTTACTTTAACTAAAAAATTAAATTAAAAACTAGATTTTAATAAATTTTAGAATTTGTTTACTTTTAGTATATTATTAAGCATTAATTAAGTTTACTGATAGTATACTTTCCTTAACAAAACAAAAATCCAAAAGGTAAATTGTTTTGAGATCTTTTTTAAATCGATTTTAGGTTGAAGACTAAAATTAATTTAATGATATTTTTAAAACTTAAGCAATGCTCCGAACCAATTTGCTGAAATGTTAATATCTTTTAATATCTAGTTGAGAGTAGATATTAATTATTCTTGTATCTATTATTAAGCCTATTATGTAGGTTTAATTTTAGATATGTCTCACCAAGAGTGCAAAGCAGAAGAAAGGAATAGAAAATGAAAAGTAAAAAAGCTATAAAGCTATTAGCTGTAAAAATCCCAAAAGGTAGCAAAAAGTTCGAAAAATTATATAGGCTATATGATCATTTTGACGGCGACAAACAATTAGCAATTGATGTATTTAATCGAAAGTGGAAAAATACAAGCTTTAAAGCTTTAAAAAAAGTAACTAAAAGATACTTAAAAGAGTTAAAGCCTAACTATTTTAAACCTAGTTTTGGGTCATTTTTAGGCAGTGAACTAGTAAGATATTTAGAATCTAAGCAGAAATAGTTTTAACTATCTTTGCTTTTATCTAGTTTCTCGTCAATTTTTTTTAACAAGTCTTTTATGTCTTCCAAGTCTTTACTATTATTCATAACTGCTACGAATATTTGCTTTAAATATTCATATGTAGCCTTAATAATTTCGTCTTTTTCCATTGTAAAGTATCCTTTGTATTTGATTTATGTTGCAATTTAATTATATCAAAGGATACTTTAGAGTGGACAAACTCTAATTTTAAGGAAAGGATTTAACAAATGAATAAATATCATAAGTTAGCATTTAAAATATTAAAGCTAAAGAAAGGAAATTTTAACAGCGATAAAGATATTGCAGATGAGTATCTTTGGCTATATAGAGATCTTAAACAAGAAGAACAAAAAGAAAAAAGCTATAAAAAACAATCTAAAAAAAGAAAAAAAGAATTAAAAGATAAGGAAATTTGAGATGGAATTTACATTTACAAATAATGAAGTTGCTTATGGCTTAATGGGACTTTTTTGTATAGGCTGTTGGTTAGGCTTATCTTTAGGTATTTATATAGGTAAAAAATTTAATAAAAGATTTAAAGATACTCGCATTTAATACTATCGGGCTTATGCTTTTTTTTAATCTTACATTCGGTTTTATTTTCTAAATAGTAACAAGCTACAGTTTTACATTCATCACCAAACATATATCGTTTAATACCTATATGACTGCCTCTATCAATACAAGGCACTTGACAAGTATCATCTAGTAAAAATGGTTCTTTTGGTTCTTGCATTTGTATCTCTGGCTTAACAAAAAACTTACCAAGAATAAAGCCACCTGTAAAACTAATTGCAGCACCTCCAATAAAAGCACTAATACTCCAACCGATAACTTCTTTTAATGTAAAAAGATTTTCCATTTTAAAACCTTTAAATCAAGATAAGCAATTCTATCACAAAGCAAATAAAACAAGATAAATCTAAACATTGATATAATATATCAATAATAAATAACAAGAAAGGAAAATAAAGATATGGATAATATAGAAGCATTCGATTATATTGTTGCGAAAATCTTTGCAAAGTTATATAGTAAATTTCCACAAAAATTGACTATAGATTGCGATAGTTTTTGTGAAGAATTAGAGATAATAGACTATACACACGAAGAAAAAATAAAATTATGCGGGGCAACTATGATTTTTTTACAAGAAAACGATTTTATTATAAGTAGGTCGCCAAATAATAGTACTGGTTTCTCTTATGTAAGCTTGACTATGAAAGGATTAAGTGCTTTAAAATCTGAACCACAATCATTAAAAAATAATGAAAGTATAGGTAAAAAGCTAATTAAAGCTGTAGAAAGTGGTAGTACAGACCTTGCTGTTCATATGGCACAAAATATCTTAAATGTACTATTTAAACTATAAATTAAGAAAGGATTAATCATATGAAAGACAAACAAGATAAAGAATTAAACATCGTTAAAAAAACTTGTAAGGAGTTGGGGCTTAATCAAAGAGAATTAGCAGATATGTTAGGGGTTGGAGCTTCTACAGTTTCAGAGTGGGCAATTGGTAATATCCCCAAAATGGCAAAACTATCCTTAGAGCAAATGTTAGAGATTAGAGAGCTAAAAAGTAAATTAGAACTTTTAAAGTCGTTTAAATCATTGCTAGAAAGTCTATAAAATCGGATTTTTGGATAAATCTTAAAAATAATCCAAAAATTACTTTAGAACTCTTGACATATTTCAAGAATTACTATATACTTCTTTTAATAGTTCGAAAAATTGGATTATTAAATATCAGAAATGATATAAGTTCTTTAAAATCAAGAGAGTTTAAGAAATTTAGTGTTAGTATAAGTTTATGAAAAACAATATAATAGGTACTCTTTTAAGAGATATAGGATTAGGATTTTTTGTGAATGGACTTTTTACCATTACACAAAATGGTTTTAATATTAATTCTGTAGTTGTTACTATAGTAGCTATGGTAACAATAGCTTATGGAATTGTAACCCAAAACAAAGGATGTAAAAAATGACAACAGAAACAATCATAACAGCTATTGCTACAGCAGTTCTATTATTTGCTATATGGAACTTAAATAGAATAATTAAAGAAGAGAAGAAAGAGAAACAACACTAAAAATCCCTTAAACCTCTCTTGATTATAGAATAAAACTAAAAAATCTCCTAGAGAGATTTTCCCTTTTTTGGGTTTTTTCAAGTTTTATAGTTTTAAGATTTGAAAAAGTTCAAAAAGTACCACTTGTTTTAAGCTACTCTCTTGTGCTTTGGCACTCTCTTTCTCAATCCTTCGGCTTTCGCTTTCTTTGAGAAATCCTCATTTGATATAAAAGAACATAAAAATAGAAATTATTTTATATATTTTAACTAGACAAAGTATTTTTAGGTTAAATTTACATTCTAAAGAAGAATGTAAATTTATATTTAAGTTTAATGGTGTTAAAATATCTCGATATTATAGTCTTTCTTTAAACTTTATAGAGAAAGTAAATTTTACAAAAAGAGGTAAAATAATGAAACTTCAAGAAAATAAGGAAAGTTTAAGCTCTGCCTTATTCAGATGGAGTATAGATTTTAATGAAAATTTAGAACTTGACAATAAAGATTATAAGACTATAGAAAATTATATGAATGTAATTAACAAATTTATTGAGTATGTCTCAAGCAATGTTGATATAGATACAAAAGAGAATTTAATTAATATAAATGATAAATTTATAAAAAGATATTTTAATTGGAGAAATGAAGAGCATAAGATTAGAACTGGGAAAAGATTAAAAAACTCAACAAAATTAAATGATAAAAAAGTTCTTATTATATTCTTTACATATATAGAAGAAGAGAACATTGAAAAAAAAGAGTTTAATATAAAATGGAAAAAAATAAAATTTATTAAAGAGAGTGCAGAAAAAACATATTTGCAACCTGAATTAGTAAAATCTTTTTTAGAATATTTAGAAAAATCTATAAAAAAAGAGAAATCCGAATTTGCATATACTCTATCTTTTTGTTTTAAATTAGCTTTATATGGAGGGATGAGGGCAAGTGAGATATGTAATTTAGAATTGAGATTTTTTGGAACTCAATACATTAACCAAGAGACTAAAACAAAGCTAATACCTTTAACAATACAAGGAAAAGGTAATACTATTTATACAAATCCTCTTCCATATGATTATATAAAAAATGAGTTAAGCTTTTTTAAGAAGATTAAAGCTATAGATAAAAAGCTTTTTTTAACAAAAACTGGCTTACCTTTAAAAAGAACAAACTTATATGGATATTTTGAAGAGATTTCAAATGAACTAAATTTAGGTAAAAAAGGAGTTCACATCATTAGAAGAACTTTTGCAACAAATCTATCAGAAGCAGGAGTTGATGTAATTCATATTCAAAATTTAATGAGGCACAAAGATATCAAAACTACAACAATATATACAGCAAGAAGTCAGGAAAGAATGGAAAGAGCTATAGCTAAACTTTGATTAGTAATATATAACTTTTTATAACCTATCTAACCCTTTTTTTACTCTTTTTTTCAAGTTTTTCAATCATATCTCTAGGTGTAGGTAAGAGTAATTTTTCAAGCTCTTCTACTCTTCCAAAAGCTCTCAT